GATTAAAGACGCAATTAAAACAGAATTTGGTAACGTTTTACGCATGTTAAATTATAATAACATGGCACAAGATATTTTTCGCCGTTATTATGTTGATGGTAGAATGTACTACCACATTATTATCGACCGTGAAAAACCAATTGAAGGTATTAAAGAATTACGTTATATTGATCCACGCAAACTTCGTAAAGTTCGTGAAATTAAAAAGAAGAAAGATGAACGTACTGGTGTAGAGGCAATGCATGTCATTAATGAATATTATATCTACAATGATAAGGTTGTTACTGGTTCTTCTAGCAACTTTGGTCCTGTTGGTGTTCGTATTACCACAGATTCCATTATCTCAGTTGTTTCTGGTCTCATGGATTCTCGCCGTGCCGTGGTATTGTCGTATTTACACAAAGCAATCAAACCATTAAACCAATTAAGGATGATTGAAGATGCTACTGTCATTTATCGTATCAGTCGTGCTCCCGAGCGCCGCATTTTCTATATTGATGTGGGTAACCTTCCAAAATTAAAAGCAGAACAATATCTCCGTGATATCATGGTCAAGTACAAAAACAAACTTGTCTATGACGCAAATACTGGTGAAGTTCGTGACGACCGTAAGTTCTTGTCCATGATGGAAGATTTTTGGTTGCCTCGCCGTGAAGGTGGTAAAGGTACTGAAATTGCAACATTACCTGGCGGTCAAAACTTAGGCGAACTGGAAGATGTTAAATACTTTGAAAAGAAATTATACAAAGCATTGTGTGTACCGGTTTCACGTTTAAATCCAGAAAGTTCTGGTTTTACTTTAGGTCGCACCAATGAAATTACTCGTGATGAATTAAAATTTGCCAAATTTGTTGATCGTTTGCGTAACAAGTTTGCTGAGATGTTTGATCAAGCATTAAGAGTTCAATGTGTTCTTAAAGGTATTTGTACCAATGAAGAATGGAATGAATTTAAAGAACACATTTATTATGATTTTATTAAAGATAATAATTTTGCAGAACTCAAAGATGCCGAGTTAATGAAAGAACGGTTATCATTATTGCAAGAAATTGATCCGTATACAGGTCGTTATTTTTCACAATCTTGGATTCAGCGTCAAGTATTACGATTGACTGATGATCAGATTAAAGAAATGCAATCAGAAATTGATGAAGAAAAAGAAAATGGATTTGGTTTACCGGTTGCGGTTACCAACCAAGTGGCACAACAATCCATGATGCAGCAAGTGTCCGCTGATCCAGAACAAGGTGGTGGACAAGATGTTGAAGAATCATCAGGCGTATTTACCAAATTGAAACAAATACTATAAATACTTTATTGGAGATAAAAATGACAGATAAAACAAGAGCAATTATTGATTACGCTTATGATGAAAATGGTAAAGAAATGCGTGACGCTGTGTATTCGGCTATTCACGATAAAGTGATGGCTCATATTGATTCACATAAAAAAGAAATTGCGCATAATTTAATTGCACCAGAAAGTCGTATGTCTTTACAAGAACCACAATTGCAGGACGACACCGTTGAAAACTCTTAAAGATTTTGTATCTTCTGCAGATGTAGAAAATCCAGAAATTATAATTGAAAGTCTGGAACCGGAAGTATTGGAGGTTGAAGAACTTCCTAATCTTCTTGGTGAAGCCGTTAAGCAAAAACCTTTAGATCCACCTGCGGTATTATTAATGAAACGTAAATCGGTTCGTCAATATCCAAACGGACAAAGAGTGGCATTATACTATGTGGATAAAATAAATAAATATGTTACCGTACCTTACACCGAAATGCAATGGGCGGCAGAAGAAACAAAATAGGATAAAAAATGGCAAATAAATTTACTACTCAAGTATTACGAGATACTACAACAGACGCTGTTATTAAATTAACGGGTCAGTTTGACGGCACTTCAGGAAATGAAGCTAATAATGCTAGAGTTGTAGCCAACTCTTTATATGGTGCTTTAAATACAACAAGTCAATTACTTAGTGGTGGCGGCACAGCGTTGCCTTATTATAATTTACAGTTAACTTCTGCACAATATTTTGTAAGTATGTCAACCGCTTCTCCTCCTGGTTCGGTTGAACTCTTTTGGTCAGGAAATACAACTGCAAATAACGCTACCATTTTTTATCTAAACGGCAACGGCGAATATGGTAGCCAACAAAATCCTGCTATTTTAAATAATGCTACAAATCCAAATGGAAATTTAGGAATCAATACTTATGGTGTATCTGCAAATACAGCTTATACTTTAATTATCTCTTTCCGTAAAGACAACGCCCATTATCAACGTGGTCAGTTTAATGATCCTGCTGCATTTAACTATGGTCCTTACGGCCTTAAGCCATAATTTAGAAAGGTAATAGTAGTATGAAACTTATCAAAGAAGTTACCGAAACAGTTAGTTATCTTGCTGAAGAAAAAGACGGCAAAAAATCACTATACATTCAAGGACCATTTCTTCAGGCAGAAGTGGTAAACCGTAATGGTCGTAAATATCTTAAAGAAGTAATGCAAAAAGAAGTTCAGCGTTATAACGAAAATTATGTACACAAAAACCGTGCCTTTGGTGAATTGGGTCATCCTGATACACCAACAATTAATCTTGATAGAGTTTCGCATTTAACTACGGAATTATATCAAGATGGTAATAATTGGATAGGCAAAGCAAAAATTCTTGACACACCTATGGGTACTATTGTTAAGAACCTTATTGAAGGAGGAGCACAAATTGGTGTTTCTTCTCGTGGTATGGGTTCTTTAAAAAATATTAACGGTATAAACGTAGTTCAAGACGATTTTCATCTTGCCACAGCGGCGGATATAGTAGCAGACCCTTCTGCACCTGATGCTTTTGTACAAGGTATCATGGAGGGTAAAGAATGGATGTTAGTCAACGGCGTATGGACTGAACAAGATTACTTTCAAGCGGTATCACACATCCGCAAAGCTTCACAGAGAGAAATTGAACAGGTTAGCATGCGTATCTTTGAAAACTTCCTGAAAAAACTTTAAATATAAATATCCATATCAAATCAAGGAGATTTTCAAAATGGGAAAATTAACAGAAGCCGCTCAGTCAGTAATTTTGGGTGAAGATTCAAAATCAATGTTTGACACAAACATTCGTGCTAAAGCCGCACAGCGTGAATTAACTAATCCAGCAAAAGTTGGTTCTAGCAAATTGCCTACATCTACTGTTGCTGGTCAACAAGATGTTGGTATGATTGGCCAATCACCAGAGCGTGCTTTGGTTGACGAATTACCAGATTATTTAAAAGGTGTTCCAACAGCCACTCCTCCAGGCGCTACTCCTCCACAAGGTAGTGAAAAAGATGGTGTTGGCATTACTAAATCACATGGACCACAAGATACAGAAGGACGCAAAGACATTATGAATCCAGCCAAATCAGACGCAACCGACTACGAATCTATTCGTGACCGTAAACCAGGCAAATTAGCTCCACAAATGATGCAAGCAAATCCAGGTGCTCATTTTCAATCTTATGCTGAAGATGTAGAAGCCATGTTACAAGGTGAAGATTTGTCTGAAGAATTTAAATCTAAAGCCGCTACAATTTTTGAAGCTGCCGTTGTTTCTCGTGCTGAAGCCGTTATTGCTGAAGCTGAAGAACAATTAATTGAAGAATTTGAATCTGCTGTAGATCAAATTAAAGAAGAATTGTCTGCCAAAGTTGACGATTATCTCAACTACATAGTTGAAGAATGGGTTAATGAAAATGAAATTGCAATTCAATCTGGTCTAAAGGCTGAAATTGTTGAAGATTTTATTAAAGGTTTAAAAGGTTTATTTGAAGAGCATTATATTGATATTCCAGACGAGCAAGTTGATGTTGTTGAAGAATTGACTGCTAAAGTTGAAGAATTGGAAGAATCTTTAAATGAGCAAATCAATACTGCCGTTTCAATGAAAAGAGAATTGAACGAGCACAAAAAATTTGAGGCTATCTACACAGCGTGTGAAGGCCTAACGCAGACCCAAGTAGAAAAAATGAAATCACTTGCAGAAGGTGTGGATTTTACTACTGAGGACGAGTTTGTTTCTAAATTGGAAATTATTAAAGAATCATATTTTAAGAATTCCGTTAAGACCGCAGACAGTTCTGCTTTGGATGATGAAGTTCAAATTGAAGAAGAAACTAAGAAATCAATTCATTCTCAAGACGCTTTAATTGAACAAGTCGCAAGAACTATTTCACAAACTAAGAAATAAAAAGTACCATAATAAGGAGAATTAAATGTACTTAACAGAAGAACTACAATCTAAATGGGGCGCAGTTCTGGATCATCCAGAATTAGAATCCATTAAAGATCCATACAAGCGTGCCGTTACAACATTAGTGTTGGAAAACCAAGCACAAGCAATGCGTCAAGATCGTCAACAATTGAACGAATTAGCAGATGCTGGTCCTACAAACGTGACTGGTGCTGGTGTTCAAAACTTTGACCCAATCTTGATTTCTTTAGTACGCCGTGCTCTACCAAACTTGATCGCTTATGACGTTGCTGGTGTTCAACCAATGACAGGTCCTACAGGTTTGATTTTTGCAATGCGTGCTCGTTACGCTAATCAGAGTGGTTCTGAGGCATTCTTTAACGAAGCCAACACAATCTTCTCTGGTAATACTTCACAGTATGCACCATACAATAACTATGGTTTCAAAGGCAATTCAACATCTGATACAAATACCAATCCAGTAGCAACATTAGGTGCTAACAACGTAACAACTGGTATTGGCATGACAACAGCTAAGGCTGAGTTGTTAGGTGCTGACGGTGCTGATGCATTCCAACAGATGGCCTTCTCTATTGAGAAAGTTACTGTAACTGCTCAATCCCGTGCATTGAAAGCTGAATACTCTTTAGAGTTGGCACAAGACTTGAAAGCAATTCATGGTCTTGACGCTGAAACAGAATTGTCTAACATTCTGTCTACAGAAATTTTGGCTGAAATTAACCGTGAAGTTATCCGTACTATCTACAACACTGCTGTTCCTGGTGCTCAGTATGGTACAACAACTGCTGGTTATTTCGACTTAGATACCGACTCTAACGGTCGTTGGTCAGTTGAGCGTTTCAAAGGTTTGATTTTCCAAATTGAACGTGACGCTAACGTTATTGCCAAGCAGACTCGTAGAGGTAAAGGTAATGTGTTGATCGTTTCTTCTGACGTTGCTTCAGCAATGGCAATGGCTGGTGTTCTTTCTTACACACCTGCTCTCCAGTCTGATTTGCAAGTAGATGACACAGGCAATACATTTGCTGGTATGTTACATGGCCGTATCAAAGTTTACATCGACCCATACTTTGGTGGATATACATCTAACCAAGAATTGGTAACTGTAGGCTACAAAGGTACATCACCATACGATGCAGGTTTGTTCTATTGCCCATACGTTCCATTGCAAATGGTTCGTGCAGTTGACCAGTTTACATTCCAACCTAAGATTGGTTTCAAAACTCGTTACGGCATGGTTGCTAACCCATTCGCACAAGGTATTAACCCATCTGATGGCATAATTCGTGCTCAACAGAACGTTTACTACCGTATTTTCGGAGTGAAAAATTTAATGTAAGCTTTTGTTTACATTACATATTAAACACCGATAAGAGTGTAATTAAGAAGGGAACCGAAAGGTTCCCTTTTTTTATGTATAAATACATATAATTCTTAACCTTTTTAAACAATGAAACCCACATATCTTTATATTAAACAACACACCAAAACAGGATTAAAATATTTTGGCAAAACAACCAAAGAAGATCCGGTGACGTATCTTGGTTCAGGTTTGCATTGGAAAAGGCACATCAAAAAACATGGTGAATTTGTCGAAACAATATGGTATAAATTATTCACAGATGAAAAATCTCTTATTGAATATGCTTTGAATTTTTCAAAAGAAAACAATATAGTAGAGTCCAAAGAATGGGCAAATTTAAAAAATGAAAATGGACTGGATGGTGGTTTTGATAAAAATGGTTGGTCGAAAGAACAAATTGAAAATTTTAGTCAAAAACAAAAAGAACGGTGGGCCAAAGGACTGGTCGATCCGGAAAAGCTTAGATTATCCCGTATTGGATTTAAACAACCAGATTCTCAAAAGAAAACAGTTGCAGAAAAATTATCTAAAGAATGGTTAATTACTGATTTACAAGGTAATCAATTTAAAATTAAAAACCTTCAACAATTTTGTAGAGAAAATAATTTAGACCAAGGTAACTTATCTCGTGGCACACACAAAGGTTGGAAATCCACCAAAATCAACACCTAAATAAACACATGACTGCCTTAACTAGAACACCTCAAAATACCAATTATGCACAACCGACAAAATTCATGTTGTCGTTTGATAGGTTACCCACGGTCACATACTTCTGTACAGCTGTAAACGTACCAGGGGTAAGTGTAGGACAGTCCCCAATCAACTTTCCATCGTTGACTGTATACTCGCCTGGTAACCAGTTAAGTTACAACAATTTTAACATTGATTTTAACGTAGACGAATCTCTGGAAACATGGCAAGAAATGTACAAGTGGTTCAAATCTTTTGCCAGTCCTAATGGTACTGATGAAAGAAATCGACTAAGTGATCAAGCAAATCAATACACAAATACCATAAAACCATGGTATTCTGATGCCACATTAACTGTATTAAACGCTTTGAATAATCCTGTGGTAAGAATACAATTTACTAATATGTTTCCTGTAAGTTTGAGTGATTTAAATTTTGATACTCAACAATCTGCGGATACCATCATGACAGGTACCGCCAACTTTGTTTACCAGCAATTTGAATTTATACCAGTTTAATGTAGCATAACTATTGCCTTTTAACATGGAATATGTTATCATGTAAAAAGCATGTTAAACCTTTGAAAATATTATGGAAAATCTAGAACAAGTATTAGAAAATTGGAAGCGTGATTCTGAAATTGACCAGACTGAACCTGGTAAAGAACTTATTCGTATTCCTATTCTTCACAACAAATACCTCACTATTCTCACTAAACATAAAATTGCCGCCAAAAAAGCACATTTTGATTATCTGCGCATGCGTAAGATTAAATGGGAATACTATACTGGTAAAATGTCACAAGAAGAATTAGAACAGTATGGTTGGGCACCATTTCAATTTACCCTTAAATCCGACATCACTACATACTTAGAAGCTGATGCAGATTTGATTAAACTCCTTGAAAAGAAAGTTTATCATGAAGAAGTGGTATCGGTAATTGAATCAATTATGAGTGAATTAAAATCAAGAACATTCCAGTTAAAAGATTTTATTTCTTGGGAAAAATTTATAGGAGGGCAGTAATGTTATCGTTAAGTGAAATTTATCAAGAGAATATATCCAGACATTCTCATCCATCAGACAAAGGTCGAACACATTGTTATATCAATGAATATTACAATACTGCTTTTGAACCTTGGAGAAATACCACAAATAATGTTTTAGAAATTGGTATTCATCATGGTTCTTGTATGGAAATCTGGCGTTCTTATTTTGCCAATGCTAATAAAGTATATGGTGTAGATATTTTGGATCATGGAGTTCATGTTGAAGGTTGCACCTTAGTTTATGGTGATGCTACAAAACCAGAAACTTTTACTGGTATGGGCAATTTTGATGTAATCATCGATGATGGTTCACATTTAACTCCAGACCAAATTAAAACATTTCAAATTTTATTTCCAATGTTAAACAAAGGTGGTGTTTATGTTATTGAAGATGTTCAGAAATTGGATGAAGAACGCCAGCAATATTTGGATTTATATCCAAATGTTAGAGTTGTTGATTTGCGTAGCGTTAACAACTGGTACGATGATGTTATTATAGAATACATTAAATGACTTTTGATGTTACAGTAAATAAAAAAGATGAAGTGTATGCCAAGATAACTTGTGAACGGCATGTGGCAAAAGAATTATCTGAGTACTTTACATTCTTTGTTCCAGGTTATCAATTTGTTCCAGCGTATCGAAATAAAATTTGGGATGGAAAAATAAGGCTTTTTAATTTACAAAGTTTTACATTGTATCTTGGTCTCATGCAATACTTACATTTGTTTTGTGAAGAACGTGAATATACCATTGAGTATCAAGATAACATTGACGTTGAAGATGAATACTCATTATATCATGCCAACAAATTTATTCAAGATTTACAAATACATTCTCGTGGTGAAAAAATAGAAACAAGAGATTATCAAGTTGATGCTTTTGTTCATGCCATGCAACACCGCCGAGCGTTGTTATTATCCCCTACCGCCTCTGGTAAATCTCTCATTATCTATCTCATTTTCCGTCAACTACACCACTATCAAAATCTCAAAGGCCTTGTAATTGTTCCTACCACTTCTTTGGTTGAACAACTGTATTCCGATTTTGGTGACTATAATGACGGTACAATGGAAACACTTATACACCGTATCTATCAAGGCAAAGAAAAAACCACAGACAAACCGTTGACAATATCCACTTGGCAATCACTCTATAAAATGCCAAAAGAATATTTTGAACAGTTTGATTATGTAATTGGTGATGAAGCACATAATTTTAAAGCACAATCACTCACATCAATTTTAACGTCCTGTGTGAATTCTAAATACAGGATAGGTCTTACAGGTACTTTAGACGGAACCAAAACACACAAATTGGTGTTAGAAGGTTTATTTGGACCAGTTAAAAAAGTTATTAGTACCAAAGAGTTGATTGATAACCAACAAGTATCACAGTTTGAAATTAAGTGTTTAGTTCTTAAGCATTCAGAAGAAGTGTCAAAAGAGTATAAACAAAAAACTTATCAAGAAGAAATTCAATACTTAATTTCTAATGAGGCAAGAAATAAATTCATTAAGAATCTTGCGGTTAGCTTAGGTAATAATACATTAATTTTATATCAAATGGTTGAAAAGCATGGAGAAATCCTGTATAATATGATAAAGGACACAAAGAAGATTGGCAACAGAAAAGTTTTCTTTGTCCACGGTGGAACAGAAACTTCTGACCGTGAAGAAATTAGAAGGATTATGGAGATAGAAAATGATGCAATTATCGTGGCCTCTTTTGGTACTTTTTCTACTGGAATTAATATTCGCAATCTTCATAATATTATCTTTGCTATGCCAACTAAGTCCACGATTAGGACTTTGCAAAGCATTGGAAGAGGCCTTAGACAAGCTGATGGAAAAGATATAGCAA